CTCATAGCGCGTAACCTGTTCCGGGCTATATGGCAGGGTGTCATACATCCAGTCCGCATTTTCGTTAACGAATCTATCGCCAGATCCCAAGCACTTCAATGCCCAGTAGTCCATGATGCCGAGCTTGCCGCGCGCTTCACCACGGGCGACAATATCCTTGGCGTAGTCGACCACGACTGACGTCTGGATCTCAGTGATATCCACTGAAATGTCCAAGCACTCAGCCGGCAGCAAACCTGCCTGATAACACACAGCACGGGCCCACGATCCGAGGATCGGCGTGTTTGGGTCCGTGAGTATGAGCGACATTGCCTTCAATACAGCGACCATTGTGTCGGGATACAAATGTTTCTCGAGCACGGTCAGGTGCATCTTCTTACAACGCCTATCGACATCTGAACAACTATTAGGGCGACACACGTCCAACTCACCATACAAGCGTCCTAGGTAGGGCACCGGCTCCCCGCGCTCCAAACGATCAACTTCCAAAAACAATCCCATGCTGAAAGCAACATCTTCCAACATGGTCTTTGATTCCAGACTATCAACACCTGCAATGAGGCCATCATCACCAGCATGTGCGACCAAAGAGGCAGCAGCATCGGCTTGTGAGAGCCCTCGCTTGCGGTGGTAAACATACGCGACCAAAGCATTGATCAGCGTATTGGCAGGCGATGTGCCTGGTTCACCACTGCCTCGCGCAGGGCCCTGTTTATAGTGTTGACCTTGCAAAATCACATCCCTATTGTGGGTGTGTTCATGCATGGCTCGCACCTCGTCGGCGTAGTCTTCACCAAAACACTGTAACCATACGGCCAGCTCGAAGTCGCGCATGTGCTGTTTGACAGTGCCATCCAACCGCTTGAAGTCGGTGGCGGCCAGACGAGTAAACCCGTCGGCCCCAACCTCATTGAGCGGCGCTGCGCACGCATCAACCAACGCTTCACCAAGCCCCTCAGGGGCATAGCGGAACGAATACCAGGGGAAGGCCTTCATGGCCTGTCCCATCGGAATCATGAACAGCGCTGACGCTACTCGTGGTGCCTCTGGCAGAGGGCTGATGATGCGGGACGACTTGCCGTTATTAACAGCTTCGCGTTTAATAAACGCGAACGTGCACTCATCTATGCATGGGTCCAATTCCGCATAGATTTCCAACCCGGCCTCAGTCACATGACGCTTGGTCAGCGTATCACAGCGATCACGCAT